GTGTGGAGAAGTCGCGCGCGGTGTAGTACTTCGGGTACTGATTCTTCTTCGATGCCAGAAGGCTCGCGGATGCAGTCTGTCCAAAAGTTCCGTACCAGTACGGCAGGCCGAGCTGTGCGCGGCAGTACTCGACGAGCCCTGCGTTCGTCTTCGTCATTTCTCATCGCCTCCGATCTTCTTCTGGTACTGGATGGAGCTGATCCCGAGGACAGCGCCGAGGAACGTCGTCACGGCTGCCATAGTCGCGCCGATGGCTTCAGCATAAGGGAAGCCCCAGATGTTCGCAAGGGTGAGCCAGAGCGCGGTGAGCGCAGGCAGTCCCACGAGTGCGATCCACTTCAAAACGTCGTAAACTTTGTTATTCATAGTTTTCCCTCCTTCGTGAGTCTCTCGTAAGTTTCCTTGATGTACTTGTCAGCGAGGACGGTGTACGAGTTCTTGAAGTCTGGATGCGTCTCGCAGTAGCGCGCATATGTGTCGCAGTCTTCGAGCTGCTGCCTGAAGTACTCGTTCGAGTGCTTCACACCGTTCCTCAGCTCGTCAGCAAAGCGGAGGATGTGCGTCCTCGCCAGGATCGCTGCGTTCGCATCCATCCGTTCGCTCAAGCTGTCGATCTTCTCGTCGATCTCCTTCGTCTTGTCCTTCCGGCTGAACGCCAGAGTGATCAAAAACTGAATAAATGAAAACACCGCGCCACTCGTGAGCACGGCAACCCATATTGGCTCCATATAGCCCCCCTTGATAATGAAAAACACCCCCGGAGGGGTGCTCGTTTTGCTTTTCTGTATAGTTCCTATTTTGGTGAATTGGTAGGCGATCGGGGTAATCCGACATACCCCGACCACCTTGTATAGCCAAAAAGTTACTGTAACCTGCTCCATAGTTCCTTGATAGCCGCCTCTACATTCGTTGCCGTAAGGTCTGTGCCAGTGTTGTCAAAGTATACATACCTCGCTGTCAATTCGTGGTGGTAAACAACATCAATATCGCCTGTGTCCGCCCAAATGTGATTCACACCGAGAATTGTCTTAATCTCTGTTGGTGTCAATTGGTAGGTTACTGGTGTTGCGAGTTCGTAAACCAAATGTATACCATTTAATTGTGTTTCCAATTCTGCACTTGTTGAAACAGTATCATTATGCAAACGCATTAAATTTCCCGAAATTCCAAATTCGTAATTTACCATAGAAGCCCAATTCTTTTCAACAAAAGCGTATGCTTCGCATAAAATATCTTTGGTATTACTTTTAATATCAGGAATGACATGTTGCCAAAAGTTTTGTGTTGAATTAAAATTCCAACTTGATAGTGTGCCCAAATCAACAAGTTTATGCGTTACCGTCAGTAATCCACTCGTTACATCAAGCGAACCACCGTAAACTGTACCAGCCTCGTCTTGCCAAGTGATTGCGGTAGTGGTGGAGTTTGCATTGTAGGCATGGTATGCCGTGTCGGTTGCGGGGTAGTTCAAACTAACATTGTTTGCATAACTCGAATAATAGTTCTTATAGTTATATAACGATAACTTAAAGAAACGAGCATTAGCAGGTGAATTAACATTATGTGTTTTAATATCACGACTAATAAATGTTTGATTGATGTCATACCAACAAACCGCAAAACCATCAATTAAACCACTAACATCAGGGATATAGCAATAATATGCCGTGTTCGGTGTGCAAGGCGAAAAGTTTTTACTTCGTATAGAATCGACATTAGGGTTTAAAATACCGCCATCTTTAATATATCCGTCCTCGACAACCTCGTCCCAAAGATTAGAACCTACAACACGGATATTCGCCCCCGTGAACCCTGTTATCGGTCTTACATTATCGGGTGAAGGTGTGCCACTTCCACTCTGTATGGCTTCAATTTTCACTTTGCAATCTACAAGTGGAGCGATTTCGTGAGTTTCAAACGATGCCATTGCACCGCTCAATTCTTCTTCGGGAGATATTGCCTCTATCTCCTCTTTTACCATATCGCTTATGGTGGTCTTTAGGTCGTGGATAACTGTCTCACTCTCAATGCCACCTGTGGTTACATCTGCCTCGACCTGCATAATGAAGTTGAGTGTGCCTACCTCGACCTCACCTTTGGTAAGCCTTATCTCGCACTCATTCTTACCTGCCACCGCACACATCTGCTCTGTGGTGATAATGTCAATGTAAGAATTTCCTGTCGTTGCCGTTAGAGCTTCCGTAACAATATTATTATCGGGTTTAATGACATTGAGCACAGCAGTTTCTCCCGACAAAACATAGACCTGTAATCCTTCAACGAGATTGCATCTAATAACCCTGCCCTTGTCATATTGTGATGCGTGGCAAACAGGTGGTGTGCCTTTTGGTATGAGATTTAATGTTATCATTTCCATAATGCCGTTCTCCTTTTCTTCATTAAACTTCTTTGAGCTTGTTTTCCAAAACTTCAAGCCTCTGCTCCAATGCCTTTATTTTGCTATCCTGCATCTTAATCACAGCCTGTAAGTAAGGGATCATTTGAATGTAATCCAAACAGGCAGACATTTCCTCTGTTTCGGGTGTTACAAGGTTAGGCAATATCTCGGCTACATCTTCGGCTATGAATCCTCGCTTGTCTGTTCCTCTCGCCTTATCCTTGTAATCGAAGGATACCGCTTCCAGTTCGAGAATCTTCTCTGCATCGACAATAGGCTTGATGTTCTCCTTCACCTTCCGTGAGGATGTCTGTGTAAGCGATGTGCAAGTTAAATTGCCTGTATGTGCATTTCCGTAGATAGTTCCTGCGTTACTTGCGTTACGGAGCATTAAATAACCAGCATTATCGTTATTGCAATATAAAGCTACTGCGTTTACACCAGCGTAATTATATAAATTTAGAGCACCGCCAAGTGTCGAGCCGTTAGGTGCATATACATCCATACGTGCTTTTACTGAACCGTTCAGCGTTCTCAGCGAGAGCGTTCCGCCTTGACTTCCTACAACCAAAGCCGCCGCCACATCCGAACCTGCACCATTCTTCAGATACAATCTTCCTACATCATTCTCTACGCCTAAATTAGCTACTTCTTTTGCGGATGAGTTATATGCTCTAAACTGTCCGCCTTCTGTACCACCTGTGGTAGCCGTACTCATCTTTCCGCTCTGGTTATAGGCATAGAAGGCTGTTCCGCCTGCCGAATTGTATTCAATAGCACCTCTTTTTACATTGTTGCTGTCAACAAGGCTAAAAGCTAATTTAGCCTTAAAATTCTTCATGATGGCTTCGCCATTAGCCATATTGATGCTCGAATTTCCTGCTACATCGCTAATCGTGCCAGCCTTAATCAAATTAGCATTTAATGTTCCCGAATTGATGTTGCTTGCATTGATGTTGGATATTGTTGCCTTCGTACCATCTAATGTGCCTGTGTTTATGTTACTCGCATTGATGTTTTTAATCGTTGCCTTTGTACCGTCTAATGTTCCTGTGGTAATCGAACTTGCACTTAAATTCTGAACAGTAATCTTCGAGGCATCCAATGTGCCTGTAGCAACATAATCAGCCACTATCTGCCCATTCATTGTAATCGCTGTTCCGTAGGGACCCTCATAACCCGTTTTTGAATAACCGAAGCCACCTAAGCCCCAGCGCCATAATTTGACTGCAGTGTTGATGTCGTCCGTGTCCATTACGAGAATCTCAAACGGTCTCCCGTCTTCGTTCTTGTGAATGACTACATTGCCACCTCTGTTACCTGTAATGAGTTCTGTGGCATGCGCTATTGCCGTTTCCATGAACGAGGTGTTAGGTGTATTGGCAACCTTCGCGGAGGTCGCTACAATGGTGTCCGCGATGTTTGTCCTGGCATCGCCGAAGGTTGTTTTTGTATATCTTTCCTCAAGAACGTCCCAGACCACTTTGACACACTTCGCACGTGCTTCGATCCCTAAGGCCTCGAAGTAAATGCTCACCGTGTCGCATAGATCTACGCGTTCCGTAAGTTCCTTCATCTGAACAAAGTCCAACGTGATCGAATTGATCGGTGTGGTGAGGTTGTTATTGTTCTTGTACGATGTCGCAAGGTTGGCCAGCTGTGTCGCGATGGGTGTCGAGCTCTCAGGGTTGACGTCCTGAGTGAAGTCGATCGCTGCAACCTTCGGACGGTCGAGAGTCAGTCCGGTCGGAACGATCGCACCGATCACCTTGTTCCCGTTCTGGTCCATGTAGAACGGGAGGATCCCCGTTAAAAGATTCGAGGTATCAATGATCTGATTCAGTGCGGTGAGGTTTTTCCCGTAGCGGATAGTCACATTCCTGTCAGTGCCTCGCGCAGCTTTAAGTTTCGCCCCAAAATTGTCATAATGCCATTCACCGCCATAGACATCCAGAAGGCTCCCCTTTTTACCTCCGAACCATGAGCGAACTGATGACGGCTGTAACACCGTGAAATTCCCCGCAGTGGCTTTGTCGGTGGTAATAGTGAAATTACCTGCAGACTGTGTAAGGAGCAAGCACGCGGCCGCGCAGGAGCTCGCTGAGCCCCCTGTGATGACCAGGTCGCTCATATCATAAGAAAGGTGACGAGCGTAGACGGTAAATTTGCCCGCCATGACCTTCCCCACTTTGTAGATCCTAAACAGCTGGGGGTCATCCATGTAGTTAGGTTTTACCTTGATGAATCGCTCCACTGCGATCTCGTCGGCATGGATGCCCGTCGCCGGATAGGTGAGGGTCAGCGTATAAATCCCGTTACGTTCTTCTGTGACTTCACAGCTGAGACAGTCAGTTAATGAGCCCAGACCGTAATGATTCGGGACGATCGGAGCTGTGATACTTTCGTATAGAATCGGGATCATGTTTAAACCTCTTTAAATAGAATCGGGATCATGTTTAAACCTCTTTAAATCGTGAAATATCTCGGGACGATGCTCGCCGCCGTGAAATCTCCCGTGATGCTGATTGCGTTCTCCCCCGGCTTGATAGTCGGGAAGGATCCCGTGATCTTGTCGTTTTCGTTATTCGTCGGTTCTTTGTATGCGTTCATCGTGTCGCTGTCGATGTTAATATATTCGTCGACCGTTGCCGTGATTCTCGCGCCTCCGATGGATAGCATGATCTCGCCGTCGCCTTCGATATGAACGAGGGGCTTGCTCTCGAACCTGGTCGGGTTGTAGATCTTCGACCCGTTCGAAACGATGATCGTCTGCTCCCCTTCCTTCAGGAAGCGCTCCGCCCTGCAGGTGAATCTGAGGGTTGCCTCGCCCGCCTGCATGAGTAGATTCTCGACGTCATCGCCTCCCGAATAGTACGCGAGCCTGAACACGTCAGTCTCAAAACTGTCTTCGAGTCTTGCATATCCGTCGACGGAGTTCAGCCACGCCATGACCGCATCAACATACTCGACGAGGTTCCTGTTCTTGTCTTCCGTGAGCCAAACGCGATATGATCGGCCAACGTCTTCCCATGCGTTCTGCTGGATGATGACCGAACCGCTGCGTCCCGGTATTTTATAAACTGTCTGTTTGCGACTGGCGCGCTCAAAGGTTGGAGCCTCGGCGACTACCATGCCGAAGTCAGCCGAGGACTCGCCCCCGTATACTATCAAGCCGCGCTTGTTAGTACCCAAATTGTTAAGCATAGACGGCTCCCTTCTCTGTTGTCATGTTTTCGAGCTTCTCGGCTATGACATCCGCGAGAGTGTTCACGTCCTGACCTTCTGCGCCGTATATATTCATTACGACGGGGCCGCGGTTTATTGTGGTGTTGTCTACCGTTGCAGCATCGCTGACGCCGTACGCGCTAACCTCGGCGGTCATGGAGCCGGTCAAGTCATCCATCTGGCCAACCATATCAGCCTCGACGCCTGTCATTCCATCTTCGAAACCTACGCCGAGACCCTGAGCTAAGTAGTCACCGATCTCGGCGAAAACCTTCGACGGTGAAGCGATACCGAAAACCTTTTTGATGGCTTTCTCGATCTGCTTCCCCATGCCCTTGATCTTCTCGCATACCCAGTCGACTTTATCGGAGATGCCGTTCCAAAGTCCCTTCACGAGATTTTCGCCGATCGAGACGACGGAACTCGGGAGACTCGAGAGCGCTGCGAGGCAGTTCGCGACGAACCCCTGAATGTTTCCGACGATGTTCCCGACCCACGCCTGAACGCTCGAGAAGGCAGAAGTGAATCCTGCCTGGAGTCTTGCGAGGAAGGAAGTCACGCCGGAGATGACGTTCGAGATCAAGTTTGTGATGAAGTTCTTCACATTCGAGCCGAAGTTCATCAACGCGTTGAGGTTGTTGTTGAAATTCTGCGCAAGGCTCGGGTTGATCCAATTCAGGAAGGCGAGGATGTTCGCCTTAATGTTTGATACCAGTCCGACGACGTAGCCGATGAATTCCGGGATCGAATTGGCCAGCGCCTGAATCGTGGCTCCGACCACGAGCAGGACCGCCTCAAGGATCATCCCGATGTTCTCCGGCGTTGTTATCGTAGTAGCCACGTCACTGATGATAGAGACCACCGCAGGGAGTAAAATAGGCAGGATCAAACCGAACTGTTTTACCAGAAGGCTGACGAGCTGCACCACTCCGTTCGAGAATGTGTTGACGTTGTCCCCACTTGCGAGCCAGCTGACCAGATCCGTGATTAGAGTCATAAGACTTGTGAGGATCAGAGGCAGACACTGGAAGACCGCGCTCAGAATGCCCTGAATACCCGTTGTGATGACCGGCAAGAGCTGAGGGATGAGCGTGGTGACCGTCATCAGAGCCTGACCTAAGAAGGAAAATATACTTTCTGCCAGTATTGGTAATTGAGGACCAAACGCAGCAAGCAGGCTCATGACGATCGCGCTCGCCAGTTCCAGAAACTGAGGCGCGAGGTCTGCGAGGTTGCTTGTGATGTCATCCAGTCCCGCGCGGATCTCTTCGAGTCCTCCGTTTCCGCTAAACAGCTTTGACAGTCCACTCATGACCGAGCTGATCCCCGGAAGGAACTGGCTCATGATGTTGTTCTTTAAACCTTTGAGGCTCACCTGCATATTCTGTAGTTGATCCTCATAATTAGCAGCAGCCTTAACCGCATCGTCAGACATAACTCCGCCGAGCTCGTTGACCTGAGTCTTCAGTGCTTCGGTCTCTTCCGCTGTCATGTTAAAAAGCGGAGCAAGTTCGACGGCGCCCTTGCCGAGCAGCTGATTCGCGAGCGCAGTGCGTTCACCTTCGTCTGCTACGTTCTGAAGTGCTGCGATGGTCGCGTTCCATGTCTCTTCAGGGGACATGTTGGCGAGTTCTTCCTGACTAATTCCTACTGCAGTAA